GGTTCCACGATTCGTGGGGTCGTACGCCTGAAGGTCAAAGAGCATACTGACAAGACGCATTTCCTACACTATACGAGATTGAATGAAAGTATGTTACGTTATTCTGACGTGTGAGGCCTATCAGCCGACGAGATGTCAGCTCATTCGGGACACCTGGCTCAAGCGAATTGGATCGGCAGACGCTTGGTTTCTGTCAGCCCGCGCGAACCCAGAGGCCCGTGTCCTCGGCTGGAATACAATTGACACCTACGATTCGTGTCCCATCAAGTATCAGCAGTTCTTTCTGAACCTCCCTGGGTCGTATGATTGGTACGTGTTTTGTGATGACGACACCTATCTCTTCCCGGAGCGATTGGAGCCCCTCCTCGGAGATCCCTCACGTCCCCAATGTATCGGGATGCTGGCACGGAAGCCAGATCTCCCTCCCTACATGGCAGGTGGTCCCGGGTTCCTGTTGTCCTCAGCCGCTGTCGCCTATCTGCCCGAGGCCTGTCGCACGATTCCAATTCAGTCTCTGTACTCAGACGTCATGATCGGCGTCTGGCTCAAGGACACCCCCACGGAGTTCATTGACAACCCGTTGTTTTTCAATTACCCCCACGACCATCCGCTGGGAGGCGGAGATCCGCGCACTGCCTGTGGGTATCATTATGTGGACGCCACACACGTCGCGCTCTACTCACACTTACACTCAGGAGACACTCCTGAAGCATGTACTACCTCCGCGAGAACTCCCTGACCACGCCCGACCCCGTCTTCTTCCGGCTTCGGAAGGACTGTATGGTGTTTCCGGACGATGAGATTGTTGCGAAGGACTTTGCCCTTCAGGGGAATTACGAGCAGTCGATCATCCACTGGGCAACGACTCTGATTGACCCCAAGACCGTCTTCCTGGATATCGGGGCCCACGTCGGAACGTACACGCTCGCGTTTGCGAAGGTGTGCGCTGGCGTTCATAGCTTTGAGTGCTCTCCGAAGACGTTCAACTATCTGTGCGCGAACCTCGCGCTCCAGGAGCTGAACTACACTGTCACGCCGCATCGCACGGCGCTCGGAGATATCACGGGGACGACGCGGTATTACCTGCGGTCGCCCAAGGATGGGGGTGGGAACAGTTGCATGGACTTCAACGATAAGGTCTGTGACTCCGTGGAGGTTCCCCTGACGACCCTGGACTCCTTCAAGCTCACCAACATCGGTCTCATCAAGATGGATGTGGAAGGCTTTGAATCCAAGGTGCTGGAGGGAGCGCGCGAGACCCTGAAGGCGAACAACTATCCTCGCATTCTCTTTGAGTCCTGGCGTCCGAGTCGTGACGGCCAGGGGCTTCCGGCGTCGGCCCTTCGCACCGAGCTCTTTGAGACACTCGCGTCCATCGGCTACAATCAGATTACACCCATTTCAGGGTGGGACGAGATGTTCATTGCCGAGTCAACCAAGACCACCAAGGCCGTGTCGGCGGTCTAAACTTCGCAATCCATTCATCAATCGTATAGGTATCGCTCATGCTGCGGTTACACCGCGCACAAATGGGAACAAGGTTGTCAAGCGTCGTCTTGCCGCCCTTGCTCTCAGGAATGTTGTGACCACATTCGTAGTCAAACACGGTAATCTTGTTCTTACACCAGGAGACACGACACTTGCCGCGGAATGTATGCCCCATGCGGGAAATCCACACTTGCTCGGCGAGGGCTTTGGGAATCTTCTTCTTCTTGTACGGTTCGCCGGGAAGATCGCGAAACTCCATTGCATCTTCACGCCACGTACGCCGTATATTGGTTGACCTGGAACGGCGTCTGCATCCCCTGGATCGGGCCCATCTCAACTGCAGCGGGGGTCATGTGATTCGTGTACTGCTCGTAGGAGGACTGTTCCCGGGCGACCGTGTTCCGAACCTGGCGCTTGTCCAGAAACTCCGGCTGAAAGCGCTCGCGTCCCAGGTAGAGGACGAAGATTAACGCAAGCAGAGCGATGACGAGAAGTGTCGTCGGATTCATTATGGTATCCTCACGAAAAAACGAACCGCTTTCTGTCTAGAGAGAAGACAAGTACAATGGAGGACAAGGCCCTTGAGACTCTTCGCACCTTTCTCGGACGTCGCAAGCTCGACACGACCACCACACCCGTGACGAGTGAGCTGGAACGCGTCGTTCTCTACACCATCGGACCCGTTCTCGTCATCTTCAGTCAGAAGGACAAGGGGCTTCTGGACCGCGACATCCGGAACTTTGTCAAGTTCGCAGAGGACAATGCGTATACCAACGGCGTCATCATCGTCTCCATGGCGAAGCCCTCGGCGAACGTGCTCCGCGTCATCAAGTCCTATGCAAAGGACCACATTCAGTTCTTCTGGATCTGGCACCTCCAGAAGGATTGGACCGCGCACCGGTATTCAGTCCCGCATCGGATTCTGGCTGAGGACGAGAAGACGGCCCTCATCAAGACCTATCGCCTGACCTCCCCCGCCGAGCAGCTGCCGTCCATTGACTCGCAGGATTATCAGGCCCGGGTCCTCGGCGCCATTCCGGGAGACATTCTTGAAATCAAGCGGCACAGCGACGTAGCGGGACCAAGCCTGTATTACCGCTATTGTGTGGAAGACGTAAATGTTGCGTAAGGGCAATGACGCTTGCCGAGTTAACCGCGCAATACACCACCCTTCGGGGTCAGTATACGACGTTGGCCAACCAGGCCACGGCAACCCCGGATCAGATCCAGACGCTTCTCCCCCAGATCCAGTCTGTCAATCAGCAGATTGCGGCTGTCCTGGACCAGATGCTCACGCAGATGCAGTACGCCAATGACGGGGGCAACAGCGACGCCTATCGCGCCCAGCTCGTAGAGCAACTCGCCCGCATTCAGTCCGACTACAATGGGCTCAAGACCAACACGGATGCGATGCAAACCCTCCAGCGCATTCGGTCGTTTCAGGATACGTCGTGGAAGTCCACTCTGATGCTCTACATCGCTGTATTTGTGCTTGTTGCGGGTCTCTTTGCCCTTGTCGTGGTGATCCGCCGTTACACGAACACCAGTGCGAGTGCTCCGAGCCCGAGTCCGGCCGCAATGGCTCCCTTGACGTAAGTCCCCGAGTCCGTGGGTGCGGCCGTGGACTGATCCATCTGCTTTTTGATCGTGAGATAGGTGTCCTCCACCTTGGGCCCGTTCGCCTTCACCGCCTGGAAGTCTGCCTGGGACTTCGCAAGGTCTGGAGTCGCCGTCTCATACGAGGTGATTTGCGTGGAGATTCCATCGGCATCCCGGGCGAGCTGGGTATTCAGGCTCGCAATGTAGCTATCAATCCACCGCTTCGTTCCGTCGTAGGCGGTTTTGTACGTCTCGTTCCCCGTCATCTTGTATTCCAGGAGGTTGTCCTGGAGGTACTGCAGGGCCTGGGGAATGGAGGTGGGACTCGTCGCCGTCGACGACGCCGGTGGAGGATTGACCGGAGGAGTCGTTGCCGCCGCCGTGAGTCCCACATAGGACATGATGAGCCGTTTGGCGTCTCCGTTGGAATACGCATCCAGGTAGAAGGTCGTGAGGGGAGATGCGGGCTCCGTCGTATAGGCTGTCTTCTTCGTTGCAACCCATGCGGTGACCACCGCCTCCGTAATCGGAGCGGTGGCTGGCACATAGATCTCTGTCTGAAAGTCGCGGATGATTCCAGCCACAAACGACTTGGACCGGTCCGTGGGATTTCCCATCGCCGCATTCGTTGCCGTCGCGCGGGTCTGGAGACTCGTCGGGGCCATCGCGAAGATCCTGTCTTGTTCGGCCTGTGTTGCGGTGGTCCGGACATCCACCATCGGAGCTGAAATCGTGAGATGCTCACGTTGGCTGAGTGCGATGAGAACAAGCACTCCAATCAAGAGGAGTCCTGGGGTATACATTACTTCTCTTCCAGTAAACAAAATGCCGGTTGAATCCTACTACGAAATCAGCGAGCCTCGCCACGTTCGCCTCACGACCTCTGCTGGAGAGCACACGCGCTATGTTCGCATGCTGGCCCAGGCCGCGCCGTATATCACCGCGGGCCAGGGTGTTGGTGCGCCCACACTTGGATGGAAGTCTCCGGCTCTCAACGCCGAGGTTCGCCTCATCGCCCCGCTGTGGGGAGGGATCAATGCCTTTATTCCCAACCGTAAGTAATGGCGGAACCTCACTCCCAGATCCGAACGGAATCTGCAAAGTATGTTGAACACTACACCGTCCAAGAGGTCGCAGAGTCTCTCAAGCCGCTTCGTCCACCGACGGCTCCGGCGTCAGACCTTGCGCGGGAACGGAAGGCAATCCTGGAGAGCTCGGCTCCGAACTTCCTCTTGATTCAGGTGGAGCTTGCCGTCGTGATTCTCTGTCTCCTGGCCTACCTCGTCCTTCCGATGAACATTGCGCCTGGCGTTGCGATCTTGGGGTTGAGCGTGGGTGTCGCAGTTGGAATCTTTCTATGGAAAGTGTAATGGGGAACGGATACTCTTGTCCGTCTGGGTTTACCACCACGGGGGTTCTTCAATGCGTGCCCGTGTGTCCAGCCGACAAGGGCTTTGAAAACAGAGTCGTTGGGAACGAATCCCGATGCGTCTACACCGATGACGCAAAGCACTTCATCACTCTGAAACCTGCGTCGGTGTATTTGAATCCGGCCCCCGATTCTCCACAACAACCGCTCACCTGGATTCAGGCCAACCGTCCCGGTCTGTTCGCAGGCTACAAGGCCTCGCAGGATGACCTTACGACGAAGTTGACAGCGATCCTTCAGGTGATTGACAAGGCCAAACAGGTTGCAGACGCCTTCAAAGCCCTGCAGGCCGCCGAAGACATGCGCGATACCTCGCCCCAAGCCTACCAGGACGCCCGGGTTCGGTATTACAGCCTGGTGAAGGGCCCGGAGTGGGCCACCTCAGAACGCGCCCGGATTCTCAACGCCGATGTCATGCCCACGGTTGCGTCCTATGCCCAGACGATTAGCGATATCACGGCGCGCAAGGCCCAGCAGGATAAGACCAAGGATGTCGTTGGTCTCGTCACCTCCAAGTTGATCTCCATGAAGAACGACTTCCGCACCACAACGGACACGCTGACGAAGCAGGTGGATGTGCTCAAGAATCAAGTGGAGCTTGAGAAGCGGCGGGCGGTTGTCCAGAAGCAGGAGACGAACACCTGGTTCCTCAATATCCTCCTTGTGATTCTGTCCCTCGTCGTCATTGTGCTCCTCGCCCGCAAGCTTTGGTCACGTCCTGCGGCTCCCTCGGCTCCCGCTTATACGCGTGGCGAGCGAAGGATATAATGGAATGTCGCATTTGCTTCGGGACAGATCACCCGGAGACTATGCACTCCCCGTGCCGTTGCAGCGGGACCTCAGCCTATATTCATGATTCATGCCTTCGCACCTATCTTTCGTACTACCCTGACCGACGCTGTCGGGTGTGTCATGGCTCCATGGAACACCCGTTGGTCGACCTTGAACGGAATCTCCTCTGCGCCGCCATCCTCCTCGCGTGGGCCGGCATCCTTCTCAGCGTCTCAGCTGTCTCGCCCTTCACCAAATTGGTGTGTCTCATCGGACTTCTGTGTGTCCTCGTGCACCACGTTCGGCGCAAGCAACTGTCGTATACCATCACGATCGGAGCGATCGCCGCCACTGCCTTTCTCTACATGTCGGATCCTCTCTATCTCCCCCAGACCCTCTGTCTCATCGGAGTCCTCTTGGTTCTCGCAACGCTCTTTCTCTTTGTTCCGATTGAAACGATGTTCCTCGTCCTGGTGGTTGGACTTGCGTTCGCCTACACGCTTCTCCTCACACTCGCAGTTGCGATTCGGTCAGACCCGGCCTTTACAAGTTTGTTCCTCCTCGTGATGAGCACGCTCTGGCTTGTGATTGTGCGTCCAGCTCGTCCGAACGAGGTCTGAAGCAGACACAATGGACGTTGTGGATGACCGAACCGTACTTGATTTCCAAAAGACAACCTTCTGCGGACATCCTCGTGCAGCCGTCTCCAAGTTTCTCCTCCAGAACATTGCTCTCGGGCACGCCGATTACTCGTGTTATTGGTCTCTGGAGCTGATGTGCTCGGGGCTCGTGCATACACTCTGGATGGCCCTCTTTGAAGCGGCAGCCCTCCATGTGAATCGCGCGCAACCGAATGTCTTTCTCTACCTCGCGGGCGCCTATGAAGCGTATGCTCCCCTGGAGTCCAAGTTCTCGGCAATGGAGATGACCAAGCTCCGCAATCACCCCGATGCCCGTCGGATGGTCTGTGAAGCCGCTGCTGTCGTGGCGCTCTGTCGCAAGAACAAGCTTCCGAGTCTTCCGACCATCAAGCCGACCCACGACTTTGATGCCGTGACGATTCAGGAATCCATCAAGGCTCCGTCGACGCTCTACGGGAAGCTCGTCCTGCGTCGCGACGACCCCTTGTCCATGGCGATTCCGATGAATGAGCTCTGTTACTGCCTTCGGCCCGACGTTCGGGACGCGGCCAGGGCTCTGTATTGGATGAGTTGGATTTATGCGTATTGCCGCGAGCACAAGAAGCTCACCAAGTCTGCGCTTACATTTGCAGACCGGTCCGATGAGTTCATCTCCCATGACCACAGTCGTCATGTCGTCTGGATGCTCTGGGAGGCGGTTCGCAAGCAGGGGCAGGTTCCCGCCCGCCAGCACCTGGATGTGCTCTACAAGATGTACTGCCTTCGCTGGAGTCCCTCGGACGCCAAGTCTCGTCAGGCCCTTCTCTCAGCCGCAGTCCTGATTGTCTGCGAAGGATTGGCGCTGGACACGAGTCCCGTGACGAGTCAAACGCTTCAGATCTCACAAGTCCTGGGAGGCATTCCGGGATGGATTGACGCCATCATCAAGACCCGCCAGAGTTTCTCCGCCTAGGACAAATGAAACTCACGCAGAAGCAGGCCGCAACGCTCCAGGCAGTTCTTCTCTTCTTCATCATCGCGAACCCGTTCACCTACCGGCTGACCAACAGCCTTCTGGGTGGGCTCATTGGCCGTCTCTCGGATCCCTCCGGCTGCCCGTCCAGCACGGGCCTCATTGTTCACTCAGTGGTCTTTGGTCTGATCGTGTATGGTCTCATGTTGCTGTAAAACGGAACGGATGTCCACAGCCTCAAACCACCTACTCTAAAAATGATCGTTCCTGAACTCTCCGCATCTAAGGTGGCCGGCTTTATCGGTCTGCACAAGTACCAGAGCCCTGACGAGATCCAGTATGAGCTTCTTCTGAAGGACAAGGCCACGCGTGAGAAGATCCTTGCCCTTGAGACTACCCACGGTCGTCGCAGCTTCAATGGACTCCTGAATGAGGTCTACCGCGAGCAGCCGGTGGCGGACTGTATCGGTAGCGGAATCCGGACGGCAAACAAGACGGCGGATGTCTCAGCTGTCCTAGAGGACGTGGAGTCGCAGGCGCGGCTGATTCTGGACCTTCGTCGCGAGACGCTGCCCCCTGACGTGCGGGACCGCATTGCCGCTGAAATCCGTGGCAAGGTCAGCAAGGGCCGCGGCATCCAGAATGAGAACGCCATTCTCAATCAGTATGAGACGCATCGGAACGTTACGGTCACCGACCGGAATACCAAGACCTTCCGCAAGGACTACGGCTCCTTCAAGCTCGTCGGACGCACAGATGGCTACGTTGCGTCGGAGAACCGGATTGTGGACTCCAAGGACCGTACGCGGTGGTGGCCTCAGGTTCCGCTCTATGATGAAATCCAGCTCAGGTGTTATATGGAAATGGCAGGCGCCACCGAGTCCGAACTCATTGAGCGGTTCCCAGATGGTCAGGTTCGCCACACCAAGTATCTGAACGACCCTGCGAAGTGGGCGTCGCTTCAGTCGGCGATGGAGCTTGCGACGACGAAGCTGAATGCCGTGGCCGAGGACGACGAAGCCCTGAAGCGAGTGGTCTTCGCGAACACGGTCTGTGTAGAGTATGGAGGTACGCCTGACGTCCGGCGTTCCGCCCGCCTTTCGGGCACGGCGGCCCTTACGAACGTATGAAACCCGCCTCCTCTCCACCGGCTTGAGCCGCTATGATGTTGAAACCAAAACGCTCTCTACACTCCGACTCGAGAATGGACGTCTTCTCTATTCTGAACGCCCCCACGAGGGCCGAGTCTTTTCACGTGTCTATGCAGCCGAGCACGTCCGGATCACTGTCTATTCGGACAGCCCGAAGATTTGGTCGGAAGAGCTTGCCCCGGGAGAGGTTCACTTCTTCCAGCAGCAGGTCATCGCCTGAGCCACGATGGGAACCTTGGAGGCCAGGGTCGCCGCCTGCATCGCAATCGGGACGACGGTGTCAATGGTATGAAGAATCTGCTCCTTTTCCTCTGCGGGCTTGTCTGAGTCCTTCAGGGCAAAGCGAAGCGTCTTCTGGAGAAGGTCCAGACGTTCCTTCCCCCGAAGATGGGTGAGTCCCTCCAGCTCCCGGGCGATCTCAATGCACGTCGGGATGAGGTTGTCCCAGTCAATGCGCCCCTTGATCGTGCGATAGAGAGCATCCACCTGAGCATCGGCCTGCGCATCGGTTTCGTGAAGCGGATTGGTCTGCATGCGGTTTGTTTACAGATCCCAAAAGATATACAGCAAACAAATGAACGTGACGGAGATCGTTGCCACTGCTGTCGCAACCCTCATTGTTCTTGTTCTTGCGCACATGGCTGTCTATTGGGTCGTCAAAACACTCTATCCTCCTCAGGCTCCGGCTCTCGCCCCTGTCCCCGCCCCCGTGATCATTCCAGTTGAGGAGCCCGTGAAGACCGTTACTTTCACAGAGCCGCCCTCTACACTCCAACAGAATGTTACCCTCCCGACGTATGAAGCGCCTGTTCCCGACGCGGCCCCTCGTGAAACCGGGGAACGCCGAGGCCCGCCACCGGCTGAAAGTACCTCAATTCGTCGGGACCCCGGGGTGGTTGCACCTAACGCACAATGAGCACGGAGACCCCATCGCCATGTTCGCAGACCTCCGGGACCACATTGAGCTGGTCTATCTTGTGATGGATGAGCGCCTGTTTTCGGACACAACGATTCGCGTTGTCAAGCTCGGACCCTGGCGCTATGTTGCGTATGACCTCCTCTACCTCAACGGAAAACAGGTCCACGAGACCTTGACGTATCAAGAGCGTCAGCAGAAACTTGCCGACCTTCTTGAGGCGTTTCATTTTCCGGACTTGATTGCGTTGGAGCTGCCCGGCCAGGTGCCGCTCTGGGAGACTCCGATCCGAGGCTATGAGCAGTACGATGACGCTCCAGGAACCCTGGGCGTATTTTGTCCTGTGAAGGAATAAATGTCCACATGCGGCGGGGCTCCTTCTCAATCAGCTGGTCGTCGGCGCAAGACGATGCGCGGTGGAATGGGCTACGGATTTGGCGGTGCGATGGGCACCAATGGCCCGGTGTGGGGTGCGTCCTGGGGCGGTGAAGTCACCAAGGCGGGTGAGCCGATCTATGACACGGCAGATCGCCCGCCGGTGACCGGTGGTCGTCGTCGCAAGGCGTCCAAGAAGGGCGGTAAGAAGAGCAAGAAGGCGAAGAAGACCACCCGTCGTCGTCGCACGATGCGTGGCGGTGCGTCCTGGCAGTCCATTGCCCCGGTCGGCTATGGCTATGCCGGCACCGGCTCTCGTGGCCTCGCGGACCCTAGCGCCTATGCGTCCAAGGTGCCCCCGGCCGGAGGGCCCGCGCAGAACCCGGATGGCGCGTACTCGCCCTAAGGACTGCGTCGGCATAGACATACGGAAGATACTGGTCATCATTGGTCACAATCTGAGGACCCCCAGTCGTCATCGTATCCAAATACATGCGCTGCATGAGGAACCGCAGCTCTGAATACTCAACCCACTGGGCCCACGCTCGATAGACAGACAGCGCCGTCGTCAAGAGCGAGACGAGGTCAAACGATTTCAACGCCAAAAATGTGAGGCTAATCACCGGAGTGAGAATCATCTCGTTGATTTGGATCATTTGGTCTCCCATAGACCGGGGAGCGCAGACTTTTTTGAGTTGAAGATAGCGTTCGGCGACTTTAAAGGGGTCCATTCGCCTTAATTAGAAGTCCATCTCCAGGAAATTCCTTCTCCTCAAACGAACCGAACTCAATGTAGACCAGGTGGGTCTGATCGGTGATTCGGATGAGGTTCTCCACGAGCGCGACTGTAATCCGATTGCCTGGCACCAGGAAGCGGGCGAAGGTCTGCGTCAGGTCAATCTCAGTGGTCTTGTCTCCGACCCAAATCCAGGGACACTTGGCCGAGAGGAGATGCGGCGAGGACTCCCAGGAGTCCGGAATGGACTCTCCCGCGTAGCGGACAACGCACTTGCGGTTGTGGCCGATGCCCCACTCCTCCACGTAGATGGCGCCCTCGGGCACCTCTGTGTAGGTCTCGTCAAATCCATCCACACCCGTGAGGAAGTAGCGGCTCGTCGGACGAGGCTCAGGCGTCCAGAAATACCAGTCCCAGAAGGCCGTCCAGCTGTCCGTGACAGTCGTCATGGCGAGGGTGGCGTAGCGGAGGGTCTCAAAGGCGATGGTCTGCAGAAGCGTGTTCATTGTGTGATGGGATTGGACTCCGCCGGGAGGTCATCCGTTTTTACGTCCTTCACCAAAAATGTCTCGTAGGTGAGCCCCTCAAGCACCTTGCGGTCAAATCCAGTGCCCATGGAGATGGCCGTCGCGAGCGCCGTGATCAGGAAGGGGGTGGCGACGAGGAACCACGAGACAATCGAGAGGTCAATGCCACAGAACATGTCCAGGACAAGGACCGTCGCGCCACCGAGGATCGCCTTGACGACAAAGGTCGCGTAGAGACCCAGGGATGCATCCAGCCCCAGCTGGATGGCGAGGAAAATCACAAACAGGAGGGCCGGGGGGCAAAGGCTTTCAATGAACTGCATTTGTATAGTCCAAAGAAATGGAACTTGTCATGGAACTGGCGGGTGTGGACGAAGCGACTGCCAAGCGTGCGCTTCTGGAGTATGAAACCGTAGAGGATGCCGTGGATGCGTTGATGGTGAAGCCTGTCGTCTCCGGAGATGCCTACCTTCGCCCCCGCCCGACCATTGACACAGGGCTGACGCCGGAGCAGGAGGAGCGATGCCGCAAGGGGCGGTGGCTCCAAGACCAGGTTAACGCCGTATTCTCAGTTGCCCATTCGCAAATCCAAACCCCACCGGCCCCAGCGGTTCCTTCGGTAGTGACGGAAACGCCCTCCCCGTCTCCCGAGGGGCTGACTGCGCCGCCCGGATCACCACAGGATTCTCTCGTGCAAATGACTCTACCAACCCTGCAATCCGAGCCGCTTCAGTGAAGAGCTGCATGGACTCAATGTGCGCCTTGGAGAGCTCCGACCACTTGGCATACATCGCGGGCTCGTCCATGAGCCCAATCGCTAGCATCCATTCTTCGGGCTTGTCCCGGTCACACGGGATTGCGGCGTCGCCAATCCACGACTGCATTCCTTCAATGGAGCCACCGGGATACGGGGAGGACTTCGCGGGCTTGGAATAGAGAACGGGGATTCCATTGATCATGGCTTCGACCGCAACACGACCAAAACTCTCATAGTAGCTCGGAACGAGAAGGATGCGGGTCCGACGCAGAATGGTTCGGACATCATCGCTGAACGGAACCCACTCAATGTTGCCGCCCAGCGGGAGCGGCGTGGTCATATTTCCATAGTACGGGCGAACGCCCAAGAACTTGCGATCCGGCATCCGGCGTGCAAGCTCTAGGAACTGATGGACTCCCTTGTTCTCGTTCGCATTGATGAGCGTGATGCAGTCTCCCTGAAACGGACCGTCAATCTCAATCTGGTCGCGATGCAGAATCGGACGAATCGTCTCTGTGCGACGAATCTGGGAGGGCCAGGGATTGATGTTCTTCCGATAGTTGGCCTCCATGATGGAGTTGATGAACAACAACATCTCCGACCACCCCGACCCACTGTTGCCCGTGATCATCGTATAGTTTCCGTCATAGTGGCACGTTGCGATGATGGGACGATTGTAGCCGCGTGCCGTGAGTTTCCGCACCTCCGGGAGAATCGGGGCATGGGGGCAAATCCACACATCCGAGGTCTCCAGAAAGGACGAGGCCGCACTGTAATGCAAATAGCGGAACCCCCGATAGGTTCCACCATTCACACCCGTTGAGGGAATCTTGATGGTGAGGAAGATCACCTGATGCCCCCGACGGAGGAGTTCAGTGCCAAGATCGATGTCGTGCAGAAACGCACCACAGAGATCGGGCATTTTATTCGCGAAGAAGAGGATCTTCATTACCTATGTACAAGAGGTCGTTCTGGCTCATAGGGCGCAAGGGTCTTCCTCCACCAC